TCACCATTAAGAATTTCGGCGTCAAAGGAGTTCCCGTCGGCGTCGCGATTATGGATAAAGAAGATGGCGGATATCGTAAAGGTGTCTCGCTTGAGAATTTGGAAGTGAAATCGTGCTTCACACCTATATCTTTGCCAAAGAAAAGTGTCGGGGTTTCTATAAAGGATTCGATTCTAGAATGATAGTTAGAGGAACACAATCGGAGCTGAAGGCTGAAGTGTATCTTCAAGGTGTAGGATTGAGCGATACGACGATATCTCATATTCGCCAATACTCGAATGTAACTGATGACCTTATCAGCTTGGAGCTAGTCGCTGCGATTATTAAAGTTGAGTCGGGTGGAGACCCGGGGGCTGTGAGGTATGAAAAGAACTACAAATGGCTACACCGACCCGAGGACTTCGCGGGGCCTAACTGCAACCTCGCGACAGAAAAAGAACTTCAAAAATACAGCTATGGACTCATGCAGGTCATGGGAGCCGTAGCCCGAGAGAACGGAATAGCTGCGGGAGCTGCCGCATGTCCTACGAAGGCACTACCTTCTTTCCTCTTCGACCCCAAGCCTAATCTCCTAATAGGGTTGAAGCATCTCGACACTCTTCGAAGACGGTGGGATATCCAAGATCAAGACGCTCTAATCTCTGCCTATAACCAAGGATCGCCAAGGCGCTCACTGATAACTGGTAAATTTAAAAATCAGAAGTATGTGGATAAAGTCCTCAAAGAGATGAGGAAGTTTACTGAATGGACCAGTTAGCTCTTTCGGAAGAGCAGCTCGCTAGTCTCTCAGACGAGGAGCTTCTCCAACTGCATAAAGCGATGGACTCTCACATCGAGGCCTTAAGTTACTCCAAGGGTGACACCTATTTGGAGAACGCCCATGAACAACAAATCGGATTTCACAAAGCGCCGAACCGAATCAGGCTTTTCTTCGGAGGAAACCGTTCGGGTAAAACTACCGGAGGGGTGAACGAGGCACGGTGGAGAGCTACTGGTAATCATCCTTTCCAGCAAGTCAGAGCTCCTTCGAAGGGTTGTATTATCCTCCAAGATTTTCAAACCCACGCCCGAGATATCATCATGCCGAAGATTGAGGAGTGGTTTGAGCCGGGAATCATCGTAGGTACGGAGAAGAACCAAACCCACGCTATCGCAAAGTATTTAATAAAAAACGGATCGACGATTGACGTCAAATCTCACGACCAAGCTATTAAGGTCTTCGAGGGATCCGACTATGACTGGGCCTGGTTTGACGAGCCTCCTCCGAAAGCTATCTTCGACGCCGTGTGGCGTGGTCTCACAGATAGAGAAGGAGTTGCCTGGATCACAGGAACTCCCATCGTCGAACCGTGGATGCACGACCTTTGCATGAAGGCAGATATCCATGATCGAAAAGGTCTCTACTGGTACACCTATGTTGATATCAAAGACAACGCTAAGAACCTTGGAGAGGGTGACGAGAAGACAGGACTTCGTAGAATCGAGGAATTCCTAGATACTATTGACCCTGAAGAGCGCGAAGCTCGAGAGAAGGGTAAGTTCCTTCACATGAGCGGCCTTATCTTCAAACAATGGGCGAGAAAAGATCACTTGATAAATAAATTCCCGTGGCCTCATACCTGGGACATTATAATATCTGTGGATCCCCATCCTAGAAAACCCTGGGCTATCTCGTTTTTAGGACTTACTCCTTCAGGGAATGTAATTCTTTTAACCTCGGATCTTGTAGACGATGTGGCTGAAGGTATTGCTCAACATATCCTATGGACGAAAGATCAAATAACTCTAGATAGAGAAGACTCTAAACCTCGAATTAGAGCTTGCTACATCGATAACTACTCGAATGTAGAGTCTATGATTAAGAAAGGAGCTTCTGGTAGGGCTGTCACAATTCTTGATGAGTTAAATCATCATGTTACTCCTACCATTCCTCGTTTCCGGCCTGCGCCTAAAAACGTAGATGATAAGATTGCAATCTTTAAAGACTGGCTGAAGGTCAAGGACACCAAGTACGGTAAGCGTCCCATGTTTATGGCTTTCGATATCCCTGAGAATAAGAGATTCATCTACGAGATTGAGCATTACGTTTGGTCGAAGATGAGGGGGGCAAGAAAGAACCAGTATAAAAACCAACCAGAAAAAGAAAATGATGATATCCTAGACACTATCATGCAAGTATGTCTTGTCCTTGGGTCTAAAAAAGGACAAGATACTCGAAATGATCGACCTAAAGAACATTCCTATCTACGGAGATAAACGCCTTGAGTATCGAAAGTAAATTCGTAGACAAGCCGGGTGAAGAAAAAAGGGATGAAACCCTAAAATTAAATCAAATCGACACCGACTACCTTGAAAGACTAATCCGAGACGACATCGATAGATTCACAGACACTCATTATGACTACTTCGAGAGAAGAAGTCAGTGGATGTTAGGTATTAGAGATCTACAATATCGCTTTCAAGAGGGTCACTTTGAGAATGCTAGTGATCTTCACGTCCCTTACACCCTAATTATGGCAAAAGGGATGCACGCACGCTTATTTCAGACTTTCTCAGCTCGTAATCTCTTCAGTGTAGAGGCTACGAATGTGGCTTTTCAGGAAAAAGAAGAAGTCGTCAAGAATTTCATGAACTGGGGCCTAACAAAGTGGATGAATAGAGGCCAAGGCTTCAGGGATTCTCTAGATAAGTGGCTCCAAGACATATCCGAAGACGGATCAAGCGCACTTAAGCTGACTTGGGACGTTTGGGAGAATAAATATCTAGATCTAGACGTCGAAGTCACTGAAACCGAGGGCGATCCATCCATTTTTGTGGATGAAGAGGACGCAGAAATCGCTGAGGGGCCTAATGAAGCCGAAGCGAAGGTGAAAAATGTAAAGAGAACCGTTCGAAACTCCGCTCCGCGAGTAGGCGTGATCGGGAATGACGATTTGTTGATGCCTCCAGGATACTCTGACCCTCAAGAGGCTCCCTGGGTAGCTCATAGAGTCATCCTAAGAGACGATGACTTAAAACTTCGAGCAAAGACCGGAAGATTCGATAAAGATAAAGTGGAAGAGGCTTTAGAGATGCGAAAACGTCCTCTAGAGCAAGACAGTGAGACTCGCGGAGAGCATAAAAGACGCACCGAAAGACTCGAAGGTATAAATCGAGATAGATCCGGCGCATCTAGATCTAACGATATCCAGGAACATACCGTATATGAGTGGTATGGTCGAGCCTATATTGATAAAGACGTTAAGGATGAGGACTTTGAGGACATCGACAAGATGCCTGAAGAGATTGTTATCTGGTTTCATGGTGAATTGGACATCATTTTAGGGTGGACTTACCTTCACCGCATCGCTCCTAGTGGTAGAAGACCTATCTACAAGGCAGACTTCATGCCTTCAAAGGAGAGAGCCTTCGGTATTGGTTGTGGGGAGCTTCTTTTCTCTCTAAACAACCACATCGACGCGATGCACAACTTGAAAATGGACAATGGAATGTTGTCCTCGATGCAATTTGGCTTCTATCGAGCCGGATCCTCGTTCAAGCCGGATACTTTTAAGCTAAAACCTGGAGCCTTGCTTCCAGTAGAAGACGTAAACGACGTAAAAATGTCTCAGATACCTTACTTAGGTCAATTTGGGGAGAGTGAAGAGTTCGCTTTAACCGGATATGGCGAGAAAGCCTTAGCTCTAAACGACATTAACCTCGGAAATGTCACTGGCAAAGGGGTTGCGGGCGCTCTACGTAACGCGACAGGTGCTAACTTCATCGACAGACAAGCAAATATTCAGATCAATCCGCACTTGGATAGAATCTCCAGAGCATTGAATCGATTCTTCTCTGACTTCTTCATCCTCTGCAGATCTAGAATGAAAAATGAGATCTTCTTCAGAGTAACTGGGGAAGATGGTAAGCCAGTCTTCGGAGATATTAAGAGAGAAGACCTCGCTGGGGAGTTCGACTTCATAACGGATACGGATATCGCCGCGTCGTCCGAACAAGAGAAGCAACAAAGAGCATCTTTAATGCTTCAAACCCTTCTCAATCCTACTATGCAGCAATTCGGAATCCTCCAACCTGGAAATCTTTACGAAGTCGTTAAGGAATTCCTGGTAAGGCATCAAGTCAAGAATCCGGACAAGTTTATTACCAAACCGGCTGACTACCAAGGGCCTGCCTTAACTCCAGAGACGAGAATCTTTAAAATCCTCATAGGTCAGGGAGATGATCCGCCTATCGAAAACACGGTGAGAGTTGAAGAGGATCATCAAAGAGCTTTAGACATCTATGAAAGATTCAAAGAGTCGGATCGATTCGGGCTCTTCGATAGAGATCAGCTAGCAGCCTTTGCATCCCTGGTAGAGAAGCACGAAACTTTCGTAGCTTCGGCTCAAGGGGCTCAAGGTCTACCGAATATAACAGGAACTCAATTCTCAAATGAGGGAGGTCTTCCAGCCTTTGATGGAGGAGGTGTCCCTGACGCCGGAGCTTCAGAAGGCGGACCTCTTGGAAGCCCAGTAGGAGAGCCGAATGGTCCGGTGGTTTAAAAAGAAACCGAAAGCGATAGACTTAAACATCGAATTAAATTTTAATCGAGATAGTCTTCATCGAGAAGTTAGACAACTCGTAGAGCCTATGATCGAGCATGAAAGAGAGCCCGGCACCAAAGCGTTTGAAAATTTTGTCGTCAAAATGCTAAACTTGGAGCTGTTAAATCTTTCATCGGGGAAGTTAGAGGAGACGGACTACGCTTATCGTAAAGGTAGGGTCGACGCTCTTCAAAACTTACTACACCAACGCTCTACCTTCATTGAGGATGATAAAAGAGCGTCGGCGAAAGCTAAAGATCAGAAGAAGTCTTCCGACAACAATCGGAGAACAAGTAATTATTTAACACAGTCCACTGCAGGGCTGGCATAGGAGGTCTCCATGGGAGTCAACAATCCAAATGCTAAAAAATTGAGAGAGAATGATCGTAAGAATGCCAAACCAGGGCCACGATCGAAAATTGCAGACCCGAAAGGTTTTAAAAATGGCAAATCTACTTCTAAGATTCGTCATTCTAAAAAATCTAAATAAAGGAGATCGCTTTGAATACAGCGAACATTGATGGACAGTCTTCCGTCCAAGATTTGCCTCCAGGGGCAGCTGAAGGTGAAGATTTTGGCGGGGAGCCAACGCCAAATCTAGATTCTCGATACGAGGAACTGGATGCAAGGGTGGCTGGAGTTAATGATAGCTTAGTGCAGATCCAACAGACGTTGGCTCAACTAGCTAGCAGTCAACAAAGACCCCAAGTTCAAGAGGTCATCGAAGATTTCGACGATGAAGAGCCTCTTACCGCCGCAAAAGCCAGTCGGTTAGTGAAAACTGCCGTAAGCCAAGCGGTAAATCAGTCTAGTCAAGCTTCTGAGAGAACTAGGTGGGATGATAAAGCTCGAGAGAAATTCCCGCTCAGCGATCCAAAATTTGACAAGACATTTCGCCAAGAGTGGAAGCACTTTCAAGAGGCCGGAGGAGATGTTAATCACCCGAAAGCCATCTACAACGTATGCAACACTGCAGCACGTTTATTGAAAGCTGATCAGACACAAAGGTCAAATCCTGCCAGAAATTCTGGAGAGGAGATGACGGGGGAGACTCCTAATCCTTCGGCGAGAGCAGTAACTGGAGGCGCATCTAAGGCAAATAAGATTTCTGACGACGACCCAAGGGTGAGATTCTACGCGATGAGGCCTAACGTCACGCCAGAGAAGATTAATGCCTACAAAGAGAAGCTAGCCGCCGCTACTGAAAAAAGGAGAAGAAGATGAGTTTTAAGAAATCGGATATTACTTTTCACAGGTCTGTGGATAACTCAGACCCTGGATTTGCTGTTAAAGGCCACACACTACGTTGGGTGTCAGGCGGAGTTGAGGCAAGACGTGCGCCTCGAATGTGGAAACCTGTAAAGGTCTCCGGGCTCGATAAAGACGTCGTAGCTAAGCTTGAAGTAAACCTCGGAAACATGATCGATGGAGATCGTATCCGGCGAAGAGACTTGATTCTACACTTCGCTCCGGAGAAAGAGGTAGCCGAGCGCCGAAAGCGTGTGGATGAAGATCGAAAACTTAATGAAGAAGTTTTTAGAGCGAATTCCGGTTCACAGGAGCACGGAGCGATCCGTACTACTAAAGATACAGGCATGACCCGTGAGAATGTTTCATCCGGAGATTTTAAATAATTTCGGAGGAATGATTAATGGCGAACATTAACGCCCCTAGAGGATTCAAACTTTACCAACTTGAAGGTAAAGTTGTTCGCTCTAGAGAGTATGCAAAAACGAGTGGTCAAGACATCTACGAAGGTGACTTGCTTATGAGAATCCCAGCGGGAACTGTTAGCGTTTACGTTGCAGGTACTGCTCCAGCGGCAGGTCGAGTTATCGGCGTTGCGGCGGCTTCTTCCTTATCAACTGATGCGGACGTAGTCCAAGTCATCGATGACCCAGAAGCTACTTTCATCTGTCAGTGTGATGCGACAACTGCATACGCAGTAGCCGACAACGGCTTGAACTGCGATATCGCAGGTTCTCCATCTCCAGACACGGACTTGAGCCGTAGTGGTCAGGTCTTAGATCTTGCAACCAAAGCTGTTACCGACACGCTTCCTGTTAAAGTGATGGAGCTTGCTCCTCAAATTAACAACAACGAAAATAGTGCTGCAATCAATGCAGACCTATTAGTGAAGGTAAATTCTAGCGAACGCGCTGCTGGAACTGCAGGTATTTAAGGAGAGTAACTGATGGCTATTATGCAAAGAGAACAATTTAGTGATCTGGTATTAGAGGACGCGCTTCCCGCATTAGAGGAGGTCGCAACTGATACTATGGAAGAAGAATTTCCCATGGAGCATGAGGAAATTTACAACGTCCGTGATATGGACCGAGGTATCGTTCAACACACTGGCGTATCAGGCATCCCAGCCGTAGGGTCAGTAGGTGAAGGTGAAGAGTATCCGATGGACAAGTTCTATCAAGGATTCGACAAAACCTTCCGAGCTGTTAAGTACGGGGTCATCGTCCCTATTACTCAAGAGCTTTTGGATGACAACCAACATGAAGAGGCATTCGACCGAGCTTCTGCTCTAGGTCGCTCAATGCGTGAAGCTGAGAGAATTTCTGGCTCTTCAATCTGGAATGAAGCTTTCACTACGGCTGGACCGGATGGACAAGCTTTATGTTCAACTGCTCACCCTCTGGTTTACCCAGGTGCGGGCACTAGCTCTAACCGTTTGGCAGTAGACGCCGACCTTTCTTTAGCTTCTATCGAAGACATGACGACTCTTATGAGACGTACTCGCGATATGAGTGGCAAGAAAGTCGTTAAGCGTCCTAGCAAGCTTTTAGTTCCAGACGCACTTGAGTTCTTAGCTCATGAGCTTCTAGAATCAGAAAGTAAGCCTCAAGCTTCGACCGCAGGTTCAGCGACTGAAGTTAACATGGACAACGCAATGCGTACTCGTTATGGCCTTAAGCCAGTAGTCCTTGACTACTTAACTGACGATGACGCTTGGTTCTTAGCTGCGGCTAAAGGTAGCCATAAACTCTACTGGTACTGGAGAAAGTCTCCAGCGACCTCAAGCGACATGGAATTCAAATCAGACACTGCTCTGATGAAGATTACTGCTCGCTGGGCCGTTGGCTTCTCTGACTGGAGAGGTGTTGCGGGAACTCCTGGAGCATAGTCAAACATTAAGGGGTCTTCGGACCCCTTTTCAAACTTGGAAGCGGATATGAAAAAGATTATCGCAATAGGAATTTCTCTAATTGCAGTAACGGCGCTCGCCGCTACTACGTTTACGACCAATTACAATTTAAACAAACCCGGCGATAGGGATCGAAACTACGGCTCTCTTCTAAGAGACAACTTCGACACTATCGATTCTCAAATGAAAATTAATGAGACTTCGATCTCGGATCACATTGCGGATACGGTCGATGCTCATGACGCTACGGCGATATCGACGACGGTAGGGTCTTTCCTATGTACGTCATCGACAACGGTTCAAGCCTACCTAGACTGCCTTGATGGAACTTTAGATCCTAATACTTCGGGAGTAGTCCTCCTAGCGGGATCTCAAACAATCACGGGAACTAAGACCTTCTCAGCCACTCCAGTCTTCTCGAGTGCTTTGAACGGAATCTTAAATACCGATGGAGCCGGGACGATCACGGCGAACTCATTTTCAGATCTAGATCCTCTCACTACCAAAGGGGATCTTTTAACTTATTCGACATCGTCGATAGCTTTAGGTGTCGGCTCTGATGGCCAGCAATTATTCGCAGACTCAGCGCAGGCAAGTGGACTTAAGTGGGATAATCCTAATCCTCGGTGGAGAAAATTCACCTACGCATTCGGAGATCTCTCATCAGCGTCTACTAGCTTCGCAGTAACTGCATTCTCGTTAGCTGCTAACGAAGGACTCGACGCAGTGGTGATTCATCACACCACCGCTTTTAGTGGTGGTGCGATTACAGCCTACTCAGTCGAGATCGGCGTATCAGGAAATACTGACAAGTATGCGAACCCTTTCGATGTCTTCCAGGCGTCAGGAAATACGGTTCGGTCAGTGAATAACGTATTAGATGTTCCGAACTTCGGAGCTACTACAGACGTTATTGTTACTGCGACTTCAGTAGGGGCTAACTTAGATCAAGCTTCTGCGGGATCTGTAGATGTTTACATTAGAACTTTCTTACTACCTTAGAGGTGATAGATGACTACTACGATTAAGGGCGATAACGCCGTATTGGAACCAACCTCACTACCTACTTCCGGGAACAATGGTGAGATCAGATATGACACTACTAGTAAGAAGTTTAAGTTCTGGAGTGAAGACGATAGTGTCTGGAAAGACGTATCGGCTGAGATCACTGAGGCCATACTTGCTGACGAGATAGCGACTCCATCAAATCCGGCTTCGGGTAAAGTGAAATACTACTTTAAGAATGACGGAAATCTCTACAAACTAAACTCGGCTGGAGTTGAGACTCGAGTTGGAGGCGGAGGCGGAGCTGGAGAGATCAATGCAATCGATAACTCCGACGCTGAAGTAAATACCGAAGGGTGGGCGACTTACGCTGACGCTGCAGGAGCAGACCCTGTAGACGGAGACGGAGGATCCCCTACTGTAGCTTTTACGAGAACTACTTCCGGAGGAGAGGTTCTTAGAGGAGCGGCTAGCTTTAAGCTTGCAAAAGACGCGGCTGATAGACAGGGAGAAGGGGCGTCCTACGCTTTTACTATCGATGAAGCTGATACAAATAGGCTTTTAAAAGTAAGTTTCGACTACTCAGTGACTGCGAACTACGCGAGTGAAGATGTAGGAGTTTACGTTTACGACGTAACTAACGCTCAATTAATCAATGTACGAGATACTGCGAGTAACAATACGTTGAGCTCTTTATCTCGACAAGGGTTGTTTAGCTTTGAAAGCTCAGACTCGACATCGTATCGATTAATATTCCACATCAAAACTACGAACGCCTCAGCTTATGACTTACTAGTTGACAATGTGATCGTAGGTCCGGGATCTACGACTATCGCTCAAGGGGCTATTGTTACTGAGTGGGAGTCATTTACTCCTACGATAACTACTACAGGGTCAGCTTTTACTATAGGCGACGGAACCTCTACGGGGTACTTTAAGAGATCTGGCGACTCTATGGACGTTCGAATTCAAATGAGGATGGGCTCCACTACGACTTTTGGTACGGGGGCTTATCAGTTTGATATACCTAACTCTTTAAGCGTGAACGCTTCAGCTATAGAAGATGCAAATATAGATCCAGTAATCGGGACTTGCTACCTCTTCGATGCGGCAGGGTCTCCTTCAGGATCGTTTGGAGGATATGTCAAATACGATAGTAGTGCGGGAACTATACGGGCGTCGGTTAGTCTAAGCGACACGAATACCAGGAAGTCAGACATAGGAGCCACAACCCCAGTAACGCTAGCCAATAACGACCAAATAGTTCTCAACTTTAGCGTACCAATCGCCGAATGG